AAATCATATACAGATAAAGTTTATAATAAAGCTATAGATGATATGATAAAAGATAAAGATAGATAATGGGATTTAAAATGGGTACAAATAGAGGCTTAGAAGCTACAGGTGGTGAAATCAAAACGAAAATGCGTTTTGGTAAGCAGTCTGGTGGCGATGGTTCTGTACCCGGCACTCCTGTTATTAGATTACCGTTAGATGAAGGAGTTATGGGTGAGGCTAATATGGATGGTACTATATATGTTAACAGTAATATAATACCTGGTAGTGAAGAAGACAAGCAAGTTATAAACCACGAAATGAGACATGCTACAGATATGAAACTTGGCAAACTAGCCTATAGTGATAACGATATAACTTATAATGGTGAAGTTTTTCCAAGAATGGATATAAACGGTAAAGATATGATTAAAGTAGATGGTGAATGGAAAGAAGCTGGTGACACTGGTTTTCCATGGGAAGATGATGCTAATAACGGATCAAAAACAGCAATATAATATGTGGAGCTTATTTAAAGATAAAAACGAAATAAACGAAAAAAACGTAGTTGGATTTGCGTCATTTGTAGTAATGTGTTTATTTGCTGTTGCTGATTTAATGACTAGTATATTGGCAGATAAAGACTTAATTATAAATGAAGTTGTCTATAATTCATTTGTATGGGTAACATTAGGTTGTTTTGGTATTAGCTCGTTTGAAAAAGTAAAAAAGAAATAATATGGCTGTATTAACAATTATAGATGGAATACCTTTATTCGAAACAATACAAGAAGCTTTGTTGTATGGTAGTGAAAATGGATTAGAAGGATACCACACTCACACTTTTAGGGGTAAAACTGGTTATATGGGAGGGGCAACTCATCCAGAGAAAAAAACAGTAGCAACGCCTCAAGTAATTAGACAAGCTGTAACACCAAGACCAGTTAGACAAACTAGACCAATAGAACAAGTTAGACCAGTTGAACAGGCTGAACAAACTCAAACAACTAGAAGAGTTGTTAGACCACAATCAACACCAAGTGTAACACGGCCAAGTACTTCAACAGGCGGTGGAGGTGGTGGTGGATATTAAAAATTAAATTATGTTAGGACAATTATTTTCAGGAGGTGCAGCGGAGCTAGTTAAGGGTGTTGGTGGAGTTATAGATGACTTACATACGTCTAATGAAGAAAAACTAGAAGCTGAAAGAAAAATAAAAGAATTAATTGCTAACTATGAGGTTGAAATGGAAAAGAACATTACATCTCGTTGGGAAGCAGATTTAAAATCAGACTCATGGTTAAGTAAAAATGTTAGACCATTAGTATTAATATTTTTAATAGTATGCACCATGCTATTAATATTTATAGACGCTGGTGCATTAAATTTCGAGGTAAAATCATCATGGGTTGATTTACTTCAATTAGTATTAATAACAGTGATCGGTGCTTATTTTGGTGGTCGATCATTTGAAAAAGTAAAAAAATAAAATTATGGGAATAAATTCAACAGAAGTTGCTTACGGCTTTGGACAGTTAGGTAGCGCATATACTACCGCGAGTAGCGATGCTATAACACCACCAACAAATAAAGTGTTTGTAGCAATAACAATGTTAGCAGATACTATATTTGATGACACGGGTGGTTTAGTAGCGGAAAGAATAGTTGTTAACAGTACTACTGACGCAACAGCTGCTTCAACACAAACAGGTGATATATACATTGGTACTGAACAGCCAGCTAACGATCTAGGAACAGCAACTACAGATGAAGGTACTGGTGGTGTTATTATTGGTGGTACTAGTGAAGCAGACGCTGTTACCTTTCCAAGGGGTATTACTATTTACGGTAGATGGACAGAAATAGACGTTCACTCTGGAGCTGTAGTAGCTTATATAGGAGACTAATGTTAGGTATAGGAAATGATTTAACAAGCTCTGGTTATAACAACTATCTATATTCGTTACAAATGGACGGAGCTGGCGATGTAGTTGGCTTAGGCGATCTTCAAACTATATTACGTGGTAGTTTTACAATAAACTATTGGGTTAGACTTGATGATTCAACTCCTAGCAACGCTACAATGAATGGTTTTTTTAACAACTCAAATAATAGTATGCAGCTTGGCGTTTTAGACACTGGGCAATTTAACTTTTCAATGGAAGGTAATGGAACAACTGTAGTTTTTAGTGGCGCGGGAGATTTAGATGGATCTGGCACGGGATTAAGTGGTAATAGTCAATCAGATTGGATTATGATAACATTAACCGCTACACTTGATTCAAGCGGTAGTTCTGCTACTACCTTTGCTTTTTATACAAACGCAAACGCTATTTCAACTGATAAAACTTTAGCAAAAGCAAAGCATACTGCTATTGCCACCGGAACACAAATTTTTACATTTGGTGCAAGAAACAATGCTGGTACTGGAGACAATAATTTAGATGGCAATATAACTCAATTTGCTATTTGGAATACAGCTTTAGATGCTGATGCGGTAACAGCTTTGTACAACGGTGGCTCTCCTTTAAACGCATTGCACGATAGTGGCAACTATGACAACTCGTCCGCTTTAGTTCGTTATTACGATTTTAGCCAAGGTTCAGGCACAAACTTAACGGATCAAACTGGTAATGCAAATGGAAGTATATTAGGAAATCCTATTTATTCAATAGATTATCCTGGTTCGTAAAATATAATAAATTAAATTAACTTAAATTAAATAAAAATGGCAAAAACAAAGAAAAAAGAAAAAATAATAGACTTAAACACAAAACCAAAAAAAATAACTGACGAGCAGTTAAAAAAAGTTCAAGACACAGTAAACGAGATCAATAAAACTCAACTAGAAATTGGACATATGGAAGTAAGGAAACATGAAATGACCCATGCTATTTCTAAACTAAGAGAAACGCTTGGCATATTACAGTCTGAGTTTGAAAAAGAATACGGTACTTTTGATGTAAACATTCAAAATGGTACTATAAACTATACAGAAGAAAATGGCGAAGTTAATAAGAAAAATTAGTATAGGTAAAGACTATAAGAACGACGCTATGCACTACGCTGTTGGTCAAGAGGTTTATGGTGGACATACTATTTGCGATATATTAGAAGAAGAAGATAAGTATTCTATTTATATTAAAAAAAACAAAGATGTACTACCTTGGAAGGACTTCAACAAAAACATGGCGGTATCTGTAGAGTATAATTTAGAATACTAATGAAAAGTGTTTACAACTTTGTTATAAAGCCAAAAGGAGAAAGATATAATAATACTAAAAAACTAGATGGTGGTGAATTAATTCTTAATACAGAAATTTATAATCATCAATATGTTAATAGAGAAGCTGTTGTTATATCAACACCTATAATTGGCGATACATATATAAAACCTGGTGATACAGTTGTGGTACACCATAATGTATTTCGCAGATGGCACAATGTAAAAGGTATCGAAAAAAATAGTAAAGCTTATTTTAATGAAGATACTTACTTTATAAACCACGATCAAATATTTTTATACAAAAAAAATGATAAGTGGACGGCTCCAAAAGGTTATTGCTTTGTGATACCTTTAAAAGCTACGGATCAATTTAATATTGAATCTGAAAAACCTTTACAGGGTATTGTTAAGTATTCAGACGGCACTGTTGAGGTTGGAGATCTAGTTGGTTTTAGACCAAGTAGTGAATACGAGTTTGTCGTCGATGGCGAGAGACTATATAGAGTTTTATCTAATTTTATTACAATTAAATATGAGTATCAAGGAAACGAAGAAGAGTATAATCCAAGCTGGGCGAAAAGCAGTTGATGAATTAATAAAAGTAGCAGAAGAAAAGATTATTACTAATACCGAAGATGATGTATCAGCTGATAGATTAAAAAATGCCGCAGCTACAAAAAAACTAGCTATATTTGATGCGTTTGAAATACTTAACAGAATTCAAGAAGAAGAAAACTTGTTAGAAGGTAAAACACCTAAAGAAAAAAAGCAAACTACTTTTAAAGGATTTGCAGAAGGAAGATCTAAGTAATGTACGAGCAAGATTTAGTAAAGACTGTTGAACCTATAAAAAAAACGACTATAAGTCGTCTTAATAAAGGTAAAAAATGGAAATACGGGTACGATAAAGAACATGATGTTATAGTATTGTCTCACACTGGGCAGATAGGTGAAATAATAGAAATACAAGGTTTGGTCATTGCTTTGCCAAAAGTTCCGAAAAGTGTGTATAGCGACGATAAAAACAAATGGGTTAAGTTTGAGCAACCAAAAGAATTAGAGCGTTTAAAGAATATATTTGACTGGAGGTCGTATCCTGAAGAACAAAAAGAGCAGTGGTATGATTATATAGACGAAGAGTTTAAAAGAAGAGAAGAAGGCTTTTGGTTTACAAACAATGGTAAGCCAACCTGGATAACAGGTACTCATTATATGTACTTGCAATGGAGTAAAATTGATGTAGGCGCACCAGACTTTAGAGAAGCTAATAGGTACCTAAAGAACAGAAGATCAGGGTTTTCGTTCATGTCATCTGCAGAAACAGTTAATTTAGCCACTCTTGCAAGTGATAGTAGATATGGGATACTTTCTAAAACAGGTGCAGATGCAAAGAAAATGTTTACTGACAAAGTTGTTCCTATATCGATTAATTATCCTTTCTTTTTTAAACCTGTACAAGATGGTATGGATCGTCCTAAATCCGAGCTTGCTTATCGTGTACCTGCTAGTAAGTTTACAAGAAAAAAAATTACAGCTAATGAAAAGCTGGAAGATATACAAGGGTTAGATACAACTATTGATTGGAAAAACACAGGTGACAATAGCTATGACGGTGAAAAACTAGCACTGCTAGTACACGATGAAAGTGGTAAGTGGGAAAGACCTGACAATATATTAAACAACTGGCGTGTTACAAAAACATGCTTAAGATTAGGTAGTAGAATAGTTGGTAAGTGTATGATGGGTTCAACATCTAACGCTTTAGATAAAGGAGGCGATAACTTTAAAAAATTATACAATGCATCAGATGTCACTAAACGAAATAGAAACGGTCAGACAAAATCTGGTTTATACTCTTTGTTTATCCCAATGGA